TCTTTAATGACAGTAGACTTACCGCTGCCAGTACCAGAAGTAAATAAAGTAATTTCACCATGCCGAATTCCATTTAGCTTTTCGTTCAGACCCTCTAAGCAGTGAGGGTATGGAATACTTTCGACTGCTTGGCGTTGTTTAAACTGATCCCAGATAGGTTCGCCTACTACAATACCAGCAGGTGACCAGGTTTGTGCATCCCAGTATGCTTGGAGTAGTTTAGCAGACCCATGCTTAAGTATTTCTTCTGCGGGATCTTTCTCTATTAGCTTAGCAACTTTACATCTACCAGCACCGATAATCTTTGCAGCTTTTTCGGATGCAGCTTTACCGGCTTCATCTTGATCAAAGAATAATACAACAGTTTCAAACCGACGGATAAACGATAGCTGCTCAAGTAATACTTTAGTACCTGAAGCAGATGGGATAGACACTACTGGAAATACTTTATTGTATTTATCGTAGAAGGCTTGAGCAATTGCACAAGCATCTAGCTCACCCTCAGTAATTACAAGAGACTTTCCACCCATTGACTGGGCTTGACCAAATAGTTCAGTACCTGCAAAGTCACCGTGAATACGGAACTCTTTAGGTAGCTGTCGCTCTTTGTATGCAGTTACTTTTCCATCTTTAGTATATGGATAGAAGTGTGAACCACCCGAACCGTCAGGATTTATTGCCATCTTAATTCCAAAGTGGTCTACGATTTGTTTTGAAATACCTCTGCTTGTAATTGCAAAGCTATTTAGATCTGCAATCTCTTCTAGTTTATTAGCTGAGGTTACTGTAGTTATAGCATTGAAATCATTCATTTCTTTACTAACTTTCTTAGTTGAATAGTTGCAGGAAAAACAGTGTGCACCATCATCATAGATTGTAAACGCATCTGATGAATCACACTTGGGGCATTCTGTTTGTACATATCTTGTCATTTCCAAAGCCTTTCTTCTTTAGCTTTACGAGTTTGTTTCCGCTTCAAAGAGTTGTTCTGCTTGTTCTGAATGCGTCTCGCCTTCTTTGATTTTAGTAGGGTCAACTCTTCCCACTCTGACAAAGAGAAACTCTCTTCCTTTTCGGGTAATTGTTTTGTGTAGTTCTGCATGATATACCTTGTTATCATTAAACTCTTCAAAGATACCTTGATAAGTATCGAAGAGCGGTTTAATTACGTTGTCAAGATCGGCTGCTCGATTTGAGAAGCCGGCTACTATATAGAACTCTACTTGATCATCACCGAAGGGCCACTCGACCCCTCGGATTTCATCGCGTAGTTCGTTTTGATAGTCAATGTACTGTCTCTGCTTTATCGCTTTGTTTCGATAAGTCATGTTGTTTGCTGACAGAGGTTTGACTCGAAAGGTGTGCTCTAATACCGTCATATTCTTCCCATGATGTTAGCATTCGCAATAGCTTATGGCTAACGTCTAATTGTTTTAAGGACCCAGTATGACCACGCCATGCTGCACGAACTCTATTCCATTGTCGTTTAGCTGGTATACCTTTAAGTATTTTCTCAGCTTTCTTCGGACCAATACCTTTTAGTCCTGGAATATTATCCGAGTTATCGCCAGTCAAACACTGTAGCATTAGATTATAATGCGCAGTATCATCATCAACGAATTGCCAGGTATCTTTACCGTAGTTGTAATGATTGCCTGGTATTTGCAGTAAGTCTTTATCGATACCACAGATTACATATTGTTCACCGTGATCCCGAGATTCATGAGCCCAGATTGAAACTAAATCATCAGCTTCCATACCATCAGCAGGACGAGCGCCCTTGTCAACAGCATACTTAAATAAGAAGTTTAGTTTATCTCGGATCTCTTGGTCTAGATTAGGACGAGTTGCTTTGTACTGCGGGTAAAACTCTTTACGAAAATTATCTTTACCCTTGACAGCATAATGCACATTGAAGTGTTCGTCTTCATCAAATGGGTTGCACAGTTTATCTTGTACGGTTAGCTCCATCTTACGACAGAACTTATCGTAGTTACTGCGCATGTCTGATTCACTTGTATTACCGTATGCAATCTTAAAGAAGATTGAGTCTGTATCTACAAGCATGTTAATATTTTTCATTATATTGTCCATACAGCTTCAACACCCCAAATACTATCGATTTGTTTTCGATACATCGGGTTGTCTGGTTCATCGTAAATAGGATTACTAAAGGCTAAGCAGTCTTTAATAATATGACCCTTAGAAGTATGATAACATTTCACCATATGAAACCACTCGTTAGGCTCGTAGCCTTCGGGTTTCGGATGAGCAGTAACCATATAACCAGGGTATTCAATGGATTCATCAGTGGACATCTGCATAGTTATCTCCAATTGATCCTTCACCTGCCATAATAGTAACACCAACTTGCTTAGGTCCTTCAGCAAATGATTCAGTTAGAATCTCTAGTACTCGCTCAGCATCTTTTTCAGATGCAGACCAAGCTACCTCGTCATGATAGTACAGTCGAGGTTGTGCGTCAAGTCCTTCACTTTTAATCTTTGCAATCTGATATGCAACTGCAGATTTAGTAGTGATAGCTTCGCAAGATTGAAGCAGATAGTTAAGGGTTTGGTAAGGTTGTGGTGTATAAACACGGCGACCATCAAGACCGGGTATGTAACCCTCTGGTCCATGATTAGACGTTTGTTTCCAGATAGATTCGATCTTATCTTTTAGACCGCGTAATCCTGGAATTGCATCGCCATACTTTTCGATAGAATCATTACCAGCTTTAACAATCTTCTTACCTGTAAGGACTTGGCCTAGCTTAGTAGGTCCAGCACCAAACAAGAAAGCATAGATCCACGTTTTAGCTGTACGTCTATCAGTACCGATAATGTCTGCATTGTATTGATGAATATCACCAGACAGAATTTGTGTTGTCAGGTTTTTATCGTTAACATAATGTGCAAGACTGCGGAACTGATTACCACTTGAGTCAGCACCTACGATCTTACGACCTGGTTCTGCTACAAGACATTGACGTAGCTCTTTACCCCATGGTGCATTAACCGCAGGCAAGTTAGCAATAACTTCATGACGACAACGGAATGTCGGAGTACCCACAATCCATAGTCTACCATGTAATCTACCACCTTTGAGTTCACGGAACCAACCTTCGAGCACACCTTTACGTGAGCGAAGTGTGGTCCATTCGTCAATGAGTATTCCGTGTTCACCAACTTTTTCTAGTGAGGTTGATGTTAGCTTAGGCGATTTCTTTTCCCAGCCATACACACCACGCTCCATCTTCCAGTCATCTGGTTCCCAGCCAATTGAGTAAAGATACTCTTTGACTTGTTCCATATTACCGAGTGTAGCTTTGATTGTTTCTTTACGTTGAAACTCTCGACCAGCTGCAAGCATATGTGTATCAGTTGGTTTAACTTCACGCTTAAAGTATTCAGTAAGCATACGTGCAGTTGTTGCAGTGTACTCACCTTTCTTTGTAAACTTTGGAGTCTTAGCAACTTTATCTTTGTACTTAACGATGTCTGGTAAGTGTGGTTCGACTACACCTTCAATGTATTTCATACGATTGATAAGTTTGTCGAGTGTGTCTTTACCTTTATCAGTATCGAACTGCCAACCGTAATGTCTACAGTAAGCATCAAACTTTGCAGCCTCCATTTCTGCTTTCAAACCCTCACGAATAAGGGGTTGCTTAGCAGCAAGCGCAGTGAGTTCTTCCATTAGCTTCTTAAAGATTACAGTATTCAGTTGTACATCACGTACACAATACGTAACCATTTCTTCAGAGAACTCTGAGAAGTTATCAAAGTGTAGCTTGTGATAGCCTAGGTGTTCACCCCAGCCAGCTAAGCCATGCTTGTGTGGTCTGCGGTAATTAAGAACTTGTGATGCAATCCATGTATCAAAGAACTTATTATTGTATAGATCAACACCATATAGCTTTAGTATGACAAGCGCATCAAAGCCGATACCATTATGTGCAACAAGTAGCTCAGCATTTTTAAGCATGTTTAAGCCAGTTGCAATATCACCATTGCACTTTATAGGTTGATCAGTATACTTCATGATACGTCCTGTATCAATATCTTCCATGATTAGACACCATATTTTGGTAGCGTCTAACCCATCAGTTTCAATATCAAATGTTAGTCTCATCGGTTTCCCTTTCTAGCATATGCTGGTTGAGACATTTAGGGCAGTGATCTTCGAGCCTATCAATCCACATTCTTTGGTATAAGATAGAGCACGACGGACACTTAATTATTTCAAAAGGTAGCTCAGTAATATGATCAATATTACTCCTCATATGTTTGGGCAACTTGTCTGGCATTTACATAGTATCCTGCGTTAAACTTAGATGGGCGCAGGTTTTTAAGAAAATCCATATAAGACAAAGTACCGATTACATTAATCTCTACCTCATCACCTGCTTTAAGGAGACGCTCTGGTCTGCTGACCCATTCACAGAATACAAATGTTTCAACATCTGTAGACTGCCATGCAAGATACGCCATTTTCTTATGAGCAATGTTGTAAAACTTATCAATAAACTTTACGTCAACATTACCATACACATCTGAAACACCATCGACTTTCCAAGAGTCGTGGTCATCCCACTGGTCTGTGCTAATCATATGGTACTCAAAGATTTCGCATTCAATATCTCTAATGAGTTGTTGCTCAGATCGTTCGCCAGCGTTGTATATATTTGAGCGGGCGATACATTGATCTACGAATTCCTGCGAGACTATAATTTTCATTTACTCTTCCTTTCCGAGTACTCTTGTAAGGACGCCTGTTGTATGCGTATGATCCGGTCCACTCCATCCCTCAGGTTTAATAAGATCAGGAAGACCGAGAGGGTTGGGGCGCGTAGCCTTAACACCAGGTTCTTTTGCCATGTTTGCTTCCATGACTTCAGCCCAAGCACCAGCGGAGTCGCAGCCGAATGCATCCAGTGTACCGATGGCGATAACACATAGGTCGATAAGGCCATCAACAACTTCAGCTGGATCTGAGTTATTAAATGCTTCTTCTGTTTCATTTAGTTCTTCTTTCAGAAATTGAATACGAAATTCTAAAAACTTCTTTAGAGATTCCATATCTCCTTCGTCTAGTTTACTGTTAACCCAATCATGCACACCAAATAGGTTATGCATGTCTTC